ATACCTGTGTGGTATTCTCACCTTCTGTTATTGGCTTGGCCTGTGCAGGTTCAGGACCGAGCAAGTCTCTAAATGGCTTGGTGATCTTAGCAGTCATTGATTCCTTTGGTGGTGCTGTTTCGATCTTAGGTGCTGGTTTAGCTAGTGCCAAAACATCCTTCTTTTCCTGCGAATAACGCTCCGAGAACTTATGCTTGGTATACTTTTCTCTAGCAGCATACAGAGCATTGATCTGATCCTCGATGGCTGAACCAGCGGCGCTTTTGACCTTTGATACAATTCTCTTGGCGCCACCATGCTGAACACCCATACTAAACAAGGCTTCTTTCATAGCAGGATGTTCTGTATTAAATCCTAGTTTCTTGGCATGTTGCTCTAGTGGATCATAGAGTGTTTTCTTAATGTATTCATGTTGTGACTTGGCAAAGGCCTCTGGGTCACTTACCGCAACTCTCTTATATGCCTCATTGAATGGTCTGCTTCCTGGTCTCATGCCTTGGAAATGATGAGCGAATTGCTTTCCTTCTTCTGACTTAAGATAGGCAGACATCATACCTGTTTTGGTTGATAGCTGGTGTTCGCCGTATGATACACCACCTTTATCACCCTTACCAGATGAAATAGTATGAACACCACGGGCACCTGACTCATATGGTCTAGATGCTGAACCCAATTCTTCACCACCAAGACCTTCGCCTCGACCAGTGATCATACTGATAAAGCCCATAATCTCACCGATCTGGCCAGTGTGTGTCTTTACCACATCTGATATCTGTGCGGTTGAGGCATATCTTGTGGCTTGCTGCTGATCAAAGTTAGTTTGGTTCTGACTTGTTTCATCTTTCTTAAACTCTACAGAACCAGTACCAGTGCCGGCGCCGCCTTGAGTACCGCCTTTATCAAGAGCCTCAATGTTACTCATAATTCTCTTTTTCTGTTCATCGTCAACTAGATTAGCACCCATCTGTAAGGCTTCTTTTGACTGTTCATCATGTATTCTGCCGTTAGACTGAACCAATCCGAACTTAACTGATCCGCCCATGGCTCCGCCGCTATATTCGTCCTTATTGACTTGACGGACACGAGGCTTCTGTCCTTTAAACTGCTCTAGCAATAGGAAATTACCTGACTCGTCTGGTGCCGTCATAGCAACACCAGTGTGGTATCCAGCGCCCATCCTATCGCCACCAGGTAGGTTGTAACGAGTGGTAGCTACTACCACACCAGGCTTAATCGGACCCTCTACAATCGTCCATCCTCCTGTTCTACCAAGGTCAGGATTAATTCCCTTAGATAGAGTGGCGCACTGTTCATCGTTCTTGGAATCGTATAGTGACTTGTCTTTAGGAACTACGAAGCCATTGGCATTCATTTCATAGTTTCCACCAGGTGTTTGACCGCCACTTGGCTCGCCAGCTTTGCCCATCATAGCGTCAGAATAACCACCAGCCGTATGTGATCTATACATGGCGGTGGTTTCTGTATTGGCTGGTCGTTCAAAGTCTTTGGTGAATCCGATAGAAGCGTCAGAAGGATTGGCGAAGTTACGTGATAGATATGTTTTCATCTCACCTTCGGTTAGTGCGAAGTCGATCTGCTTTTTCCAGTTTGTTTTCCAACCTTCACCAACATAATTCTTCATAGCCGAGAAGCGTGAGGCATGGTGCTGAAACAAACCGCCAGATGTGTCATGATCGCCCATAGCACCAGAGTTAAAGTTGGACTCATATTTCATATTGTTGACGATACCAGCGGCATGGACATGATCGATGCCTTTTGAACGGATATAATCGTATATCTCTCTGGCTTTGACTACGTTGGTGACCTTCTCTGAAGATGATACTGAAGCACCAGATGATGTGGTCGCCTCGCCTTCCACTACACCGCCAGCTTTCTTCTTAGCAAGGGCATCATAGAAGCCTTTAACGTCTGGCATACCTTTTAGATAATATTTTGGGAATAGTTCAGCAAACTCTACAGGCGTTAGCATTGTGAAAGGAGAAGCCGCACCTAGTTTCTGCTGGTCACGTAGCATACCAAAGCGTTTGGCTGGAGCCATTGCCTTCAGTTTAGAGAATATATTCTGACTTTGATTATCTATATTGAATGCCATTATCTTCTTCTTTTTCTGCTAAGTTGCGACATCATATTGCTGTATTCGTTTTCTTGCTGCTTGGCCAGATCGTCTTGTTCTTGAACCCATGCATTGAGCATATCAACATAGATATGTTTTTCCCATGGCATCATACCTTCAACGTCACCTAAACTCCATCTATGATGGTGCATCAGATTAAAGTTTGACTTAAGCACATTTGCCAGTGAGTCATGACCCATTATCAGATAAAAAAATCGAAGAAATCTGTATACCTCACCTTATGCTCAAAACCACACTTATTACATTTGCTTTCGATCTTGGCAGCCACCGTAGGAAATCTATCTACATAGGCTTCTAGCTTCTTATAGTTTTCTTCGGTGAGACCTTCAACAAACTCTTTTAATTCTTCCGTTGTGTAGTCTTTATATGAGTGCATACCACTCTTGTCGTATATGTAATCGATAGAACTGACCACGATATGGGTCTTTTTGTCAATCTCTGGTAGTTCCTCGATCTTTCTCATAATACCATAGTTTGGGTATCTCATTCGGACACCAGACGCAGGACCTAGCTTGATATCATCCTGCACACCATCGTATTTGATTAGTTCAACATTGGAGATATCCATATCGGCAAGAAACTCATTGCCGCATACTTGTTCATTCTCCAATACATTATTACAGGTGAGTTTGACCGCTACCGTTTCACCTACCGACTTGGCCCTTAGAAAGATAAAGAGATAGTCGATATCAAAGAACGGCAATTTATCAACGTCAATGTCACCATCAAGGATACAGTTGTTAATGACCTGCTTTACCGTTGTTATGATATCAGATGGTACCTTTGACTCAACGGCAATCAATATTAGCTTTTCTTCTTTAACCGTGAAAGGTCTAACTCTAATAGCCTTTCCACTGGATGGTACAACAAAGTCATACGCAGGTAGTTCAATCTTAGGCAATGCCATAATATATCTCCATTATTATGTAAGTAGTGTTGGTCTATCCCAATTCTTATAAGTGAATGTTACTTGTAATCTCAATACATCTTGCTCGGCCCAGTTTACAGGCTGTGCATTGACAACCAGTGGCCATGCTCTCAATAGTCTCCAGTGATATGAGATATGTGGTGTCCATGTGGCACCAGTTAGTGGTATGACTGACAGTGGACCGAGAGGTGATGGATCCGCATATTCTGAATATTGAAATATGTTAATCTCAGAGAAATACTCATTTGGATAGCTATAGTTAAAGTTATTAACTGGGTTGATAAAGTCCATCCAATCGTCAAAGAACCTACGTTCACGAGAGTCCGAACGGCATAGAAACGACAATGTTATTGGCTGGTATTCCGTATTTGTTGGGAATACCTGTGATGGACCATAGTAACGAGCCTGTGCCACCGAGAAGCTACGGCCTGGTAACTCTGCCGTATCGCAAAGCATATGAAGGTCTGGCACCAATGCTCTTGATTTAATAGCGGCTGGTGGTGTAATTGATACAGCAAAACGGGAGCCTCTTGTTAGAGAGCCGCCCATGTCTAGCGAGCCTAGAAAGGCCAGCATATTCATAAATTTTGGTCCGACTTGTCCTACTTGTTGAACTGGCATATTAGTATCCGTTGTCTACGTCTGCTTGACTGATTACACGCATTTCCTGGAAGACTAGTGATAGGAATGCCTGTGTTGGGCTACCGTCTTTAAATGCGCTGAACTCATTCTGTTGTGAATAGTTAACATCAACTCTTTTGAGAACACACTTAGCTATTCTAGGTAGGTATGGGTTCTCTTTAACCTGACCGTCTACCACATGTCTAAACTTGATATCGAACTCGGCTGGTGGTACGAACCAGAAGCCTGTTCTAAACTGTTCTGATAATATTGCACCAATATCACCAGGCAAGAAGTTCTGTATATCTTGCTGCTGTTGTGAGGTGAGTGTACCTGTAATTTCAGGTGCCGAGAACTTTCTTAGTATCTTGATAATGGCATGCATTTCACGCTGTTCTTCTTTTGACTGCGGAGCCATAAAGTAATCGAATTGGAATGATCTTAGATCGGAGTTGGCATATAGAACATCGACCTTAGGATTGATAACACCTTGACCAGCTACTCTCGCTGCACCGGCTGCGGCCGCTGTGGCCGTGCCGATAACTGGAATACCACCAATAACCGATGTGCCTAGTCTTGTTAGCTTGACTTCATCGTATTCATGAGCCATCTGCCAGAATAGAGAACTGTTCTGACCACCACCTGGAATAAAGAGAGATATAGCTGTTGGTGACTTATCTTTGTTATTAGAAAACCTTGACTGACTTGGATAGGCAGTAATGGTCATAAAGTGACCTTGTGAATCCGATTTTAAGTCTAATGGAAATCTATGTGATGATCTGGTAGAACCACCAGCTGGTGTGCCCGCTATGGCACTACCAGCAGTTGTGAGATAATCCACACTATCGTTAGCCATTTATTCCTCCAATGCTACATACTATTTAGCAGAGGTTTATAATGGCATATGATTACAAACAAGGCTTTTTCAAGCCAAAATT